TGAAAGACATGTTGGCTCGACGGTGAATTTTTGTGCGCTAGACGCACCCTTGGTTCGTAAATAATAACATCCCGTCTTCAGTCCTTGCTTCCAAGCGTAAATGTGCATGGACGAGATTTTAGCGTATGTGGGTTCAGTTAGAAACAAGTTCAGAGATTGGGACTGACATACGAATGGCGCGCGGTCGCGAGACATATTAATAAGAGTCTTCTGCGGGATTTCCCAAACTGTCTTGTAAAGTTCCCGAATCTTCTCGGGAATTTCCGCGATTCCTTGGATACTTCCGTTGTCTGCGATAATTTGAGTACGAATATCCGATGTCCACAAATCAAGTTTCGTTAGGTCCTCAACAAGGTACTTATTCACAATCATGAAATCCCCGGCAAGAACACGGCGGGTGTACAGGTTTGATGTGAACGGTTCAAAACACTCGTTATTTCCCAAAATTTGGGATGTTGAAGCGGTAGGCATGAGAGCGACCAATAGAGAATTGCGAATACCAAACTTCGTCATCTTATCTCGAAGACCTGACCAATCTAGTGTCGGAACAACTCCCCATAAATCAAACTGGAACTTACCTTCCGAAGCCGGTGACCCAGGGTAGGAAGGATAACATCCAAACGCTTCTTCGACTGGAACGTTTCGCCAGTACTCTGCACTGATGTTTTCCATGGACCGATTGATGCTCGCCGAACATGCGGCAAAGTAAATGTTCTCGAAAATAAGTTTGTTCAGTTCCTGAGCTTCCAACGAAGTCCAAGACATGCGCAACATCGCAAATACATCCGCCAAACCTTGTACTCCAATCCCAACTGGCCGATTACGTTTATTCGACGTCAAAGTTTCAGAAGTAGGATAGAAATTCTTATCAATCACAATATCCAAGTTTCGAGCAAGGATTTCGGTATACTTCTGCAACTTCTGGAAATTAAAGTACTTCGTTCCGTCTGCCGCGGTTCCCACAAATTTCGGCAGAGCGAGTGAACCCAAATTACACACTGCAGTTTCAGTGCGGGACGTGTACTCAATTATTTCCGAACACAGATTTGACGACTTAATTGTTCCCAGATTCTTCTGATTCGATTTGGTGTTGCATGCGTCCTTGTAGCACAAATAAGGATTTCCAGTCTGAATTTGGGCATCCAAAATCATCTGCCACAGCTTCTGAGCAGGGATAGTTTTACGACCCTTACCCCCTGACTCATACGTAGTATAAAGCTGCTCGAACGTATCACCATAACACTCATCCAGACCTGGGCATTCATGAGGACACATCAACGTCCAATTCCCATTGGATTCTACCCGCTTCATAAACAAGTCCGGAATCCAAAGTCCATAAAACAAATCACGCGCCCGGTCCTCTTCTGCTCCTTGATTCAAACGGAGACGCAAGAAATCTTCGATATCTGCGTGCCACGGTTCCAAATATACAGCAAATGAACCATTGCGTTTCCCACCTTGGTTCACGTACTTCGCAGTATCGTTAAACACTTTCAGCATTGGGACTAGACCAGTAGATTCGCCGTTTGTTCCACGAATCTTTGAACCGCGAGCGCGAACATTGTGAACCGACAAACCTACACCTCCCGCCCACTTGGAAATCTGTGCACAGTCACCCAACGTTTTATAAATTCCCTTTATGGAGTCATCATCAGTTTGGACTAGGAAACAGCTCGATAGTTGTGGAGTGAGAGTTCCGGCATTGAACAGAGTAGGTGTAGCATGAATAAAGTATCCTTCGGACAAAGCATCGTATGTTTCCTTGACCATCTCAAAATTCGTTCCATGAAGCTGAATAGCCACTCGCATCCACAAATGTTGGGGGCGTTCGACAACTACACTCCTAGAACGAAGCAAGTACCCCTTTTCCAGAGTCTTGAACCCGAAATAATCAAACATGAAATCACGGTCATACGAAATCATAGCTTGGTAAACTTCTGCATTCTTACATACCATATCATGATGAGCATCTGTAAGAATTTGAATCGGACCATGATACAGAGATTCAGTACATTCAAGAAGAGTGGCGGGGGTAGTCTTTTGGTGATTAGAGATGACGATTCGCGACGCGAGCTTTCCGTAATTCGGATGGTACCGAGCCTGCATCATCGCACACGTTTCGGCCGACAATTCATCAAGCTTGGACGTAGACATTCCATCGGCAAGTTGGTTACATACTTTCTGAGCCACAAGGTCTGGATTCACATGGTCAAGTCCATCCGAAAGACGACGAATTCGCTGAAGAATCTGGTCAAAGCTTACTGGTTCTCGGTCACCATTCCGCTTAACAACGTATAGGTGATCCGACATGGTGTTTTCCATTATTAGGTTGCGCTCTATAAAATTCGTTTCTAAGGCGCAGAGAGTCGCATAGAAATGTGCATCGCCTCAAGTTCCCGTATAAAGAGACCTAAAGAATACGGCGTATCTATTTTTGCCCCTTCGAGTTCAGCAGTAGAATCCAAATATCCAGTTTCAGGCTGAAATAATATTTCGTGTTTGTCTGAGCGTTCCATCATGCTTTCTTGTACGAACCGCGACACTCCATGCGAAATAAGTCCATCGCGCTCCATTTCTCCGATACGCAACCCCCCTCCATCGGCACGACCTTCTACCGGCTGCTTTGTGAGAAGTTTGCGAGGACCAGTTGACCTGTAATTAATCTTATCTTCAGTCATGAGCTTGAGACGCAAGTAATAGGTTGGTCCAATAAAGATTTCAGCTTCTATCATTTCGCCCGTTTGACCATTGTACATTAGCTCGTGACCGTACGGATGCATTCCCAACTTGAGCATAATATCCTTAAGTTCTCCAATACGATTCTGTGATGAAAAAGGCGTCGAATCCAGCATCGCTCCGAGTTCCACCGCTACTTTTACACCCATAGTCTCAATGAACTGTCCGATAGTCATGCGCGTAGGAAACGCATGTGGGTTCACAATCATGTCTGGACGTAACCCCGAAGCAGTGTACGGCATATCTTCCTCTGCTAATGCGAACCCCGAAGTTCCTTTCTGACCATGGCGAGAGCAGAACTTGTCTCCCAACAGAGGAACACGATGCTCGGCAATACGAATCTTGACTCCATGAAGAACAATTACGGCATTACCAAATCCCGGCGCAGACACTGTGAACCGGTGAACGGCATCTACGATTCCGTGCTGGCCACGTTTAGGAAGATAAGCTTTATCGCGATACCCCACTGTCTGCCCTGCCTCATTCGTTACAGGCGTAACAATTCCTACAAGAACAGTATCATCCGTAACAATTGAACCTTGTGCGATAATTCCGTCACTATCGAGTTTCGTATAATCCTTACCTTCTTGCGGAACGACTGTTTCACGGAATCGGGCATCGGTAACTATATTTCCAAACTCTGAGCGAGTTCCAGCCATAACATTAATCATTTCTTCAGAGGTTTCGTAGGTATGGTAGTATGTGGTATTAAACATTCCGCGCTTCATTGATGACTCATTCAGAATAACTGAATCTTCTTGGTTGTATCCTGAATAAATGCCCAACGCAACAATCGCGTTTTCGCCGTACCCCAAACATCCATCTTTACCCATAATGTGTTTGGTAGTCCATGTTTGAGACAAAGGTTGCTGAGCATAATTCAGAATAGTGGAAATCGTATCAAAGCGTTTGTAGTATGCGGTATTTGCCCATGAACAGGCGTGCTTGATTTGCTGACACGAGAACATGTTTCGAGGAGCTTGATTATGGTCGGAATTAGGGACAATACTACCAGAAGCTGAAAAAATAGTGATACCGTGGATTTCTGAAAGTTGAGAATCAGAAAATGGTTCCATGCTCACACGTAAACTTTCAGTTTCCTGAGCGTCCACGTAATCCATAACTTTAGTTATAAAACTAGCCCATGATGTTGTGCGACGAACAGTTTCCGGTTTAACTCCTTCACGATACAGTGGTCGGCATGGTCTGCCCGCATCCGTTTGAATAATGTACTCGTTCTCAAACCGGTTCCAGCACAACGATACGAATTTAGAGATTTCGCCCGAACGTCGTTTCTGAATCATATCATAATGAAAATCTTCAGTTTCCGACGTGAATACACCTACCAGGTCTGAATTAATATGAATTTTTGTCCAGGACGCCAGCCATTTCGAAGGGTGAATCAAAGACAAAGGTTTGAATGTTTTGAATGCCGACACAAAATTCAACATATCCTTGAATGGAGATGCAGTGGATAAAGAGCAAAAAAGGGTTAGAGATTTAATTAGACCTACATTTCCTCCATCGGGGTTGTCGGTGGGACACAAGAATCCCCACGAACTTCCATGAATACGTCGAGCCTCAATTTGTTTGGTTGTTTTGTCCATATCGACATTCACGCGACGAAGATATGCTACTGTACCAGGATACGAAATACGTCCAAGTTCCTGGGATACTCCGTCCTTTCCTCCCCACGCTGCTTTGAACGATTTCTCAATCTCGTTAAGGAAATTGTAGGATTTCCAGTATATTGCCGGCGTTTCGCGAACTAGGTCTTTGAGTTTTTTGCCCGAGTAAGACTCCTTTTCGTAGAACACTCGCTCTTCCATGCTACGAAGCATAGTGTCGCGAGTCGTAGTATACACTTTACGGAACTCTTCAAAACATAGGTCGCCAGAGGAGACTAGACGTTTATACTTATAGTGATCGCGATCGCTCTTTGGTTTTATGTCTAGGGATACATCCACAGCCATTTTGAGCATTTGACCGAGAAGGTATGCTTTGCGGCGGTACAACGATCCGGAGCTTTCACCGTCACTAGGTTCACAGTGTGAGAAAAGGTCATTGTACAAATTCACATACACTGCGGACTGAGTAGGTGTACGACACTGCTTTTTCAGCACTAGAAGATTCGCATCTTGTGCTTGGTCCGTTTCAGCCTTCATTATTTGCGCAAGGAACACTTCATGAGAAAGAACTAGTTCTGCAAACGTTTCATCGTAAATACTGCGCTCGGATTCGGGAACTCCGCAAAAAATTGTATCGTAAATATCTTTGTGGTTCGAAACTCCCAGAGCATAAAATACACTGAGTACAGGGACTGGTTTTGCGAATCCAGGGAGTTGAATCACACAGAGACGTTGTTTAGAAAAGCTGGATAAATCATCAGTCTTTTCGAGTAGTTTAGGGTCATCTGGTTTGAGGTTTTTGGGAGGAAGAGTTAGGAAATGAAAGTATGGACCTCGCGTACCTGTTTCATTAATTGTACGGATACCAGCAATGTATTCATACAGTTCTTCCTTCGTGGCTCCTTCAATCTTGTTTTCTTCCTCTATTTCCACCGTTCCTGCGATTTTGGGGGCGGACGTTTTTGCCTGAATCCGTTTGTTCGCGTAAAACATGTTGTCTCCCAACCGCTCTTGCGATAGAAGAACTTTCTCCGACCCACCAATCACGAAATATCCACCCAATTCAAATTTACATTCACCAGCTTCCAGGAGTTCGGACGAGGTCATAGTAGACAAGGGACAAATTGAGCTTTTTAGCATCAGAGGTAGACGAGCAATAATAACGTCTTCAAACTTTACGGTTTCGCGGGAGTCTTCGATAATATAATCAAACTCCATCGTTCCACGAATTTCGAATGTATACGTCCTATTTTCTAGGCGGCAGGTGTGAGGGAACAAGATAGCGCCCGCTTCATCGGTTGGTGGTAAATAAACAAGTTCCTTTCCCGACTTTCCTCCAACAAATATCTCGATTTGTCTACCGTCTGGGAGGTTGCGAGTAAGAGGATTCAGTCCACGAATAAAATTGGGAATTTTAACATTGAGCATATCCGCGAATGAATCAAGATGGTGTCGAACAAGTGGATTCGGCACATCTCGAAAATAAGTATCTATGACGTGTCTCGCGACCTCCATTACTTTCCCGACAGAAAATCAAGGATGGACTCTTACAGCACGGCCATCGTAGCAACTATCGTGTTCACGATTATTCTTTTAATCATCTACAAGCTCATTGTGAACCCACAGATGGTTATTGTAGCAAGTAAGGCTAAGTGTCCAGATTTATGGGCATACAATGAGAAAGAGAAGGTGTGTGAGCCTCAGTACAAGACATCTTGCTCTTCATTCGATCCAAAGTCTCCATCTTTACATACTGCGACTGCGAAATGTACACTAGCACACAGGTGTGGCTCTACTTGGGCTGGATACTGTCCTTAAGGTAAGATGCGCAAGGCGGGAGTTGCACCCGCGTTTCTGACTTATAAGATCAGGATTCTAACTGTTGAATTACATGCGCATCCTTCTTACGTACAATGCGTTTAGATTGTTTCAGATAAGGAGGATAATGTATGCTGAAGTGTTTCGTCCTACTGGACTAGATGATGTAATAGGGTATGCTGATGAAAAGGAGGCACTAAAAAGGTATCTTACGTCGGGAACTTTCAAAAAAGCTATCATGTTAGCTGGTCCACCTGGAATTGGAAAAACTACATTAGCACTAACTGCTGCTCGAACATTTGGATTCGATCCTCTGGAAATTAATGCTTCTCGAGCTATTCGGAGTTTCGAAGATGTTGAGAAAATTAAGGATGCATGTCGTTCTGCCGTGAATATTCATTCATTTATTCGCGGCGAAAAGAGTCGTAAAACGTGTGTTATTTTGGATGAAGTGGATGGGTCTGACCCCCATGCTCAAAACAAAATAGTGGAATGGATTCGTGACCAGAATCGTAAAGTTCCTATTCTGTGCACCGGCAACGAACTACCCACAATTTTTAAACGGAATTCTGAAGTTATTGAAACACTCAGATGTTTTCCACCGAGACCTACGGACCTACAAACCTTCTTTCCAAATCACGATGTTCATACACTAATGAAAGAATCTAACCATGATGTTCGTCGAATGTTGCATCGGATGCAGTATGGAGTATCCGACACTATTCCGAAGTATCTGTGTCCTCCGACTGGGTTGCCAGTGGAGCAGATGTTCGTAATGCGTCAGTCGATGTTCGGGCTTCCGGACCCGTTTCACGAATATCGTGGCGACAGACAGGGCAACGTACACTCATTGAAAACCAGTTCAAAATGCAAGACCGATGGTACTCGTGCTGACAAGACCGAATCCGTGCGCCGGCCGAAGAAATAGGTTCCTGGCAGATTGCGCATGGGGCGGTAGCAAGAGTGATGTTTTCCAAGGACTCGTTGATTTGGTTCGTACTTGCCGTTATCGCAACTGGCTCTGAGAAATTGCGTGGGATTGCAGGCATAGTCACAGTCAGAAGAGCATTCGTGATGTTTCCATACATGTGAGTAGTGTAGACACGATTCACGATTTCTAGTGCGAACGTCTGATTATTCAAAAATCGCGACACAAGATTTGTGCGCGATGTAAAATTGAGTGAACGAAGAGTTTCGTTCGTCAAAAATTCGTTCTGTGCATCTGCGAGCTTCTCAATCACATCAAGAACCTGTTCGTCGACCATTTATTTACCTATATTGTTCACATGTTTGAAAACCACTATCGTTTCAGGAACATATCCATTGGACCGGTCTTGTGCTTCTTGAGGTAGGATGCACTCATAAACAGAAGTGAATCCAAGTCATTTTCCTTCAGTTTAAGAACTTTCAAGGTAGCTTCTTCTTCATCAAGTCCATCTTCCCGGAACTCGGTGTAAAACTTAGTATAATCCTTTTTCCTGTACCCGTCCAACTCTTCGATAGCTAGAGCGAACAATTGTGCGACAGGGTTCTGTATCTGATTCGTTATGTAAAACTCTACATCCGGCTTGAGCTTCTTTTCACGAACATAGTCCACATGTTCAATTTTATCACCTTGCTTCTTCTCGTCTTTGCGATTAGATACATAGACATAGGATAGTCTATCACCTACTTGCGGCTTATTTCCAGCATCACGTTCTTCCATTCGGTCAGCTAGAACTCGGTGAGCAATTTGACCCGGATTCTTGTAATCGTCTCGCAACTGTTTGGACAGAATATACTTTTCCAGAGGATACTCATTCTTCATAACTTTCACCAGCATTTCCTTGACCATTTTTTCTGCTAGCTTGATGCTTCGGTGTTCCATCAGTGAATCCAGTGCTCCTCCAAATATATCTTTTACGATAGGAGCATTATCACGACGTTTTAGTGCAACACCCATCGTCTTACGCTTACACTTTGTTATGTCGTCTTCATACATCATGCCGACATATCTCTTGCGACAGAACAGAATGAATGGATAGAACGTTTTCTCATACTCAATCTTGTGCGCCTTTCGTCCACTAGCGGTAATTCGTTCCGCAGCTTTCTTACCCAACTCTATGCTTTCCGCCAAGTCACGCGTCGCAAACTTAATAAAGATAGAATCCGTATCGCCATACACAACTTCACCACCGAATTCGGTCTCGACTATTTTTTTAGCATCGTAAATTTTCTGACGACCAACCGCAGTGGTACATGCCGCAACTTCAATTTTTCGGATGGGTGAGGTTCGTGAACCAGTTTGACCATACACGGAATTAGCAACAACCTTGTACGCCAATTGAAGACCGTTCAATACTGATTTTTGGGCATCGTCTTCTGTCGTTTCAATAAGTTTTCGAGTCTCTTTTCGCTTCTTCAAAAGGAGGTCGAGAGTTAGTGGGAGTACACCTATAGTTCGAGGGTCTGTGTTCGGCTGGACAAAGCCACACGTAATACGGCCGGTAGGAGTCTTATCTTCTCCAAACGTATCGTAGGAAACTTCGTCAATCTTGAACCCTTTGGCCCGAATATCTGTACCATCTGGACCGTCTTGGTGTCTGAGTTTCCCCGAGGAATCGTAAGTTTTCACGTACACCAAGGTATCGGGAGATAAATTGAACGCAATCATGTTGGAGGGGTAAAGTGAATTAAAATCAAGAACTGGGATTGGTTGGTCCAAGTACATTCCAATTTTTGGAGGTAGAACAATCGCTCCTTCATACGAGGTATCTTCATCAGACCCGTGCTGAGTCATAATAATTTGGTTTCGTTTGGATGCCTGGTAAACTACTGCCGAATAAATCTTGATTCCTTGTCCTCGCAGGAAGATGTATTGGATTGGAACACGACACACATCCGCCATTCCACGAGCATTCACAATCGTGTCCAATTTAGCCATTAACGTCAGAACTAGGTCGCAGTCCTGGATACAATACTTTGCGATTGTGGCTCGTTCATGAGGTCCAGCACGATGAGATGCGAACATGTCTTGAGCTGTGGTATCGTCTTTTCCGAAACACCATTCCAACTTCCCAATGTCGTCGGCAGACAAATCTTTCAAAATACTTTTATCTGGATTCCGAATAGTGAATGATTTTTCATCTTTCCGAATTACTTCGAACTTTTCACCTTCGCGATAAGGATTAATAGTATTCGTCATAATATCAAGTCGAATTTGATTACCCACGAACAGTCCTCTAGTTCCTTTCGTACAAATCTTTACTTCCGAATCAGAATGAATAACATTTGTAACTTTATCACGCAGAAACGTGGCTGCTACATTATCGAGTTTATACGAATCCAAATTCTGTTCACGCCGTACACTTAGCAGAAGGTCAATGGCTAGACGACCTGCAACTTCAAGATATCGTACCGCAAACTTGCCGGAAGCTAATTCAAACGTCTTTCGCTCAGTTTTAGCACAATCAGTCTTCCAAGAAGTATTGTCTACTCGCCCTAACCGCAACGTCAAATTACACCGCTCAGCGCGGTCGGCAATATATCCATCATCAAACCCGAACGTGTTGTATCCAGCCAAGATGTCTGGATTCTCGGACCACACACATTTCTGAAACTCGTCGAGCAAATGCTTTTCGTCGCGGCAGCTCACAAATTCCACGGTCGGGTCTTTGGACTCTGCACATGTTCCCGAGACAAACACGTATCTCTTCACCGATGTTAGAAGGTCGTCAGTATACCGAAACGATACGCCAATTTGGATAATTTCGTCTTCAGGATTCGAAGATACAGGAAAGTTTCCAGATTTTGAGTATGTCTCAATATCGTATGCTGCTGCATACAATGGTACTTTCGCACTTGGTTCGGGGGTTATAGCTTTGTAATTTACTGTGAATGATACATCTACGTTTTCATCATCTTCTGGGTCGGATTCTTCTGCATCGAATGAAAGTGGAGATGATGGTGAAATATCAAGTTCGTGAAATAAACGAATTAGAGGTGGAAGGTTGGCTTCATAAACATCTTCTACAATTACTCGACGACTACCTATCTTCATAGAGGAATCCTTGAGTGTACGCGATACCAATTTGAACATCCAAAGTGCAGAACACGTGAGTTTCCATACCTTGATAGGAGTCAAGCACGAGAATCCACGCATAGCATCCAACTTGAATTCCTGAGTGATTTTCAGACCAAATATACGTTTGCTCGAAGCGCTTTCAAGTGCCGTATGAATCATCTCGGACGTTTCACCATCTACTGAACGGAGATAGAAATAAGGTTGGAATCCAGTAAGCCGAACTTTTGCGACACGATAGTCGTCCAGTCTACCGAACACGTCAACCACATACCGGAAATTCGAATCACTCTCCAGCCAGTCTGCTGGCTGAATGAGCATTTAGTTAGTCTCCGTATGTTCCTTCAGTTAAATTCATTTTCATAGAATAATAGATGTCTTCAAATTATGGATTGCCGTTTATGTATGCGAATACTCGTCAAGGAGAAGCTGCGCGTGATGTAGCGCGCAACGAGTCCAACACCGCCGAATTGAAAGCAGCTAGCCCATCGGGGTGCGGAAATAACTGGGCAGTAGCTGCGTCTATCCCGGGCATGATTCCGAGCGGGAATTTCGGTAATTCGCCAGAAGGTGGGTGTGCTATAGATACACAGTCCGAGCTACTTTTTGGCGCGCCAGGCACAGCTCGTATGAAGGGACCGAAACAAACGTTTGCCCGTCCATTTGCAACCACCCCTAATCTAGGTCAGGGAAGTCTGGAAGGCGTTGACGACCAGAGCCGCGTTATGTTCGGCCATTCTACTGCGAATAGAAAGAGTATTCAGACAGTGACGGACAAACAGTTTCCGGTTTTTGAGCCTCTGATTGAAGAACGGGTAGCAGACATTCCTGATCACAATTATTTTGTTGAGCCTTTTCTTCGCGGGGGATATAACTCACGACTTGTTCCCCGCAATCGCGTTGACCTGACGAAGTAGACTCCTCATGCTGTTTATCAAGCATCTCCATGTTTTGTCTACGTTCCCGTGCCTCTAGCTGTTCGGTTGTAAGAACCTTCGCGGGCCTTTTTTCACAAATATACTTTTCGGCGACTGTCTGTTTCTTCGGTAACAGAACATCAACCGCATCCAAAACATTATTCGTATCTGCGTATACTCTCATCGCATCGTCTTCGGTGCATCCAGTTAATTCAATAATTATCTGAATGCTCCTGTTCATTTTTGTTGTATCAAATGTAAATACTCTTAATATGCGTTTTGTAGACGCACTTTGCCCCCCTGCTCTTCTCTATCTCCTCTACATCGTTGTCCACATCGGCTTAGACCTGGCGTTCGGACTGTTCGCGACAGCCGCGGGCAAGGTCGTGATGGGAATTACCGGAGTCATTATTCTTGATGCCCTGTGCTCTGTTGACCTTGGCGTAGTCTCGTGGGTCATCGTAGCAACACCATTTATCATGGTTGCGCTAGCCACGTCTATCTCGCTAGGGTTAGGTATTGACCGTGAGGCGGGCAAGCTTATGCGCGAAGGCTTTTCGTCACTGACTGGAGAAAATCTAAAAAATCGTGATAAGATGGTTTCTACACTGAAAGACGAGGTGGGAGCATTACCACTTTCACAGGATTCAACGTACTAAAGTAAATGCAATCTATCATTTGGGCTTATCGTCAAGTATTTGCGTGCCGTCGATGGACGATGGATTTTCTATTTGCTCCCGAAAAGCCCGAACATCCTGAACCCGCAGTTCCTGTGAGCAGCCTTCCTTGGTTGTGGGTTGGAGCTGTACACCCAAATGGAACTATTGTTGACCATACCACATGTGTGAACAATCTGGTGGAGATGGACAGTGTTATTACACCGGAATGGCTAGATGCAGCTACCTTATCTGTAGACGATGGCCTATGTTGGAAATATTTGGATGCGAAGACGTTAGAAGAGAAGATTTTTCCTTCGGGAGGAATTGTAATAGCAAATGATACCGAACCACAGTCAAATAACACAACGCATGACGATTGAGTCATTGGCGTATGTCGCAACCCGAGGAGAAACATATTTTAAAACTGCCGAAGAGTTTGTTCGACTCAACAAAATCTTCAGCTACCAAGGACTTTTTTCGTATTTGAGTTTACTGGCTGATATGATTATAAGTCCACTTATAACCATTATAATGGCTATTTATTACCAAGAACCTCCAGGAATATTCAGTGTTATTTCTCTGCAGAAAACGGTGACGTTGTGGTACGATTGGTTTCTTTATGAGCAAATAAAGCATGAAATTCGCGAATGGACACATATTGTGAAATCCATTGGCGGTCCATTTATATCCACGAATAATTCAGACTATCACTCTTACGTTTATGCTGATGCTATGCAGCGTATTCACTACTCGTTCTTTCCAAAGAACTGACCAAACGTCTTCAGAAGTTCAGCACCCTGCTCGATAGCAGGCTTCATTTCAGATAAAGACCCCATCAACTCTTTCTGAAGTCCCATGAGTTCCTTGGTGTCGCGGCGCATACCACCAATCTGTTCAGGAGTCAGGTTACGATATGCATGTAGGATAGTTGTCCCAATATCTACATGTGGATCATCTGTTTTAGGAGGAGCTGGTTCGGGTTCTTTCTTGCCTCGAATATCCTTTTCATCTTTCTGTTTCTTGTCTCCATGCTCATCCTCTCCGTCCTCAAACCCCTCCCATGTCCGAGTAGTAATCATGGAAATGAGATACACTAGAACTAATCCTACAATCACGGAAACAGTGTGGCTGAGTTTACCGACATAATGAGCCAAGATATATCCCAGTATGACCCATCCTACGACTTGTACTAACCCACGCTGGTATAGAAAAATAGCAACAAGTGCAAAAAGAACACCGGCGATTAGAGTGTCCATTATTGTTTATACCTTCACAAAACTTCCGAAGCCTCCACCCGGAGCAACGCCGTGGTCATTGAACTTTCCAAGATTGGCTACGCCCGGATTATCTCGCGACGTACGACCGGCATAGTCGGCCATACCAGCTACACCATCCCCTTCAAAGGAAGCCGAGACACCACCATACTTGCCTCCACCGCGCTTGACTCGGCGAGTCTTACGAGACTTCTTGGACTTGCGGCGGCGACCTGAACCAACAATAGCGTTCTGGCCACGCTGAGAATTGGCGGCCCAATCGGCCATCTCAGAACCCGAAGACCACTGCATTGCACCCGGAGCAATTGCTCCTGAAGCGCCATAGTATCCACCGCGGTGAGCATGGCGGCGGCGAGTCGTACGTTTTTTAGCAGAACCCTTACGAGCCATTTACTCTATATGAGGAATGTTTTCCAGAACTGTCCATGAGCCATCGTCATTACGAGAACACTTCAGTTTGAACGACGACCCTTTTGAACGCAAGAACACCGAAGTTTTCAAATCAGGGACTCTGAGATATCCACCTACATCTTTAACTTCGTAACAATCGGCGATGGGAAGTTTTACGATAGTTAGAGTATCTTTCTCTTTCTCTTCCACTAGGTCTACAAAGTATCCTGGCTTACCAGGTTCATCGGGATGCTCTTCATACCCTCGAATCTTGTGTGTCTTATTCAAATCTTTCTTGTGAATGAATTGTGCCGATGTTTTAGATGGGTAGATAAAGGTGTCCATCAGGTCTTTCAACCAATGATATCTTTGCTCAAATGTGGAACATGCAAATACACAATTTGAATTGAAGATGAAAATATCAGAAATGATGAATTCGTAAGGTCCCATTTTTTCGGCACGAAGAAACGTATCTCCACAAATACGTTCGTCTACAATACACGGAATGCGACGACACTCCTGTGCGGTCATCCAAAGACACACGGGAATAGCGTTTTCGTATGTGAATATTATCCATCCAGATGTTCCTGCAGTTTGTGGGATTCGGAATGTTTTACAGTCCGGCGGGACGGGTTTCCGGAATACCAAGCGGGAGCTCGGGGTCCAGCCGTAAAGAGTCTGAAGCTGATTTGCGCGG